AAGTAGGAAGACATTTTAATGATAGTATATCAAATAAAAAATAAAATATGTAAAAGGGGGATAGCGTCATAGCCATACTCAGAGGCGGAAGAAGAATAGGTAATTTTGATATTCGACTAGGTTTACCTAGAGATAGGTCATTGGTTGATGTTGTAAAGGACCCTAGATTACAAAGACAGCCAGGTGGTGCAGGTCAAATACAAAGATTTCTTGCACAAGTAAATCAAGGCGAAGGATTTGCTAGAACAAATAGATTTATTGTAAGAATTAATCCACCAGCAAGAGCAAATTTATTTGTTGATGATTATGACATGACGCCAGGTAATAATGACTTAGAAAGTTTAACAACATTAGAAAATGTTGATATGATGTGTAATAAAGTTCAAATGCCTAGTAGAGATGTACAGACAAAACCACATATCATGTATGGACCTAAAAGAGAAATGCCTTACGCTTATGGGTATAGTGGTGAAATTGAATTATCTTTTTATGGTGATAAGTTTTTAAGACAAAGAATGTTTTTTGAAAATTGGCAGAAAAAGATAATGAGTATAGAGTCACATAATATGAATTATTATGATAACTATGTTGGTTCTATGGACATTATGCAATTGGGTCAGTTTGATTCAAAACAAGATGATGACGCTAGAGTTACATATGCAGTTAGATTATTTGAAGTTTATCCTCAAACGATAGGCACATATGATTATGATTATGGTTCAGCTAATGAAATTGCAAATTTACCTATTACATTAAATTTTAGAACATGGGCTAACTTGACTATTGACCAGATAAATGGTGCGACAGTTGGTAAGTCAGTTGGTGATGTACCAACAATTAAAGCAAGTAAAGATTTTGGTCTGTTTAGTGGTATATTAAATAAACTACCTCCTGAAATAAGAAGAGCAGGTAGAGATGTACTACAAACAGCAAAAAGAAATCTACCAATTGGTAGAGTTACGGGTGGAAGATTATTTCCACCTTTTGGTTAAAATAACAAGGAGAAAATATTATGGCATTGCCTATATTAGAAACAGCGACATATGAGTTGACATTACCTTCAAGTGATGTAACAGTAAAATTTAGACCATTTCTTGTAAAAGAAGAAAAGATTTTATTACAGGCTCTAGAGTCACAAAAACAAAAAGAGATTGTACAAGCACTCAAAGAGATTGTAAGTTTATGTACATTTGGTCAATTGAGTGTTAATGAATTACCTACATTTGATTTAGAATATGTATTTTTACAGATTAGGTCTAAATCAGTTGGTGAAATTGCAAAACTGAAAGTTTTATGTCCAGATGACAAAAAAACTTATGTAGATGTTGAGGTAGACTTGTCAACTGTTGAAGTTCAAGTAGATGACGAACATCAAAACAAAATTATGGTCAATGAAGATAAGAAAATTGGTGTATTGATGAAATATCCTACAATCAATTCTGTTGACCCTACAAAGGATTATAGTAAAGGTGCTGATACATCTACTTTATTTAAAGTTATATCAGATGGCATTTATCAAATCTTTGAAGGTGAAACTGTACACATGGCTAAAGATTACACAAGTGATGAGTTAAATAAATTCATTGAGAGTTTAGATAGTAAATCATTTAAGAAGATACAAAAATTTTATGAAACAATGCCTAAGTTAATGCATGAAATTGATGTTGTAAACCCGAAAACAAAGGTAACAAGTAAAATTACATTATCAGGTCTTTCCGATTTTTTCGGATAGCCCTATCACATGACACGCTAGAAAACCATTTTCAAGTGAATTTTGCTTTAATGCAACATCATAAATATTCTTTAACAGAATTAAATGGTATGATACCGTGGGAAAGGGAGATATATGTAAACTTGTTGATTGCATATATTAAGGAAGAAAAAGATAAAAGAGAGAGAGAGAAAAAGTAATGTTAGACAAAGCTAAAAATACAATTAAGACTATTTGGTGGTTCTTTAAAGAAGAATTGCCACAATTTTTATCAAACTGGAGAACTGTTCCTAGAGTTATGATGGGACTTTATGGATTAGTATTCTACAACACTATGACTTGGTTTATGGCGTTAGAGAATCCAAACAATGCACAAGCAGGTTTTGTATCCGTAGTTGTAGGTGCTGGCGCTGCCTGGTTTGGTCTATATGTTAACGGCAAATCTTCAACAATACAAAAGTAAAAGGTAAATAACAAATGGCTGACCAAGATATAATTCAAACTACAGCATTAGCAGTTGTAGAACAACAACAAAAAATTGTAGGTTCTGCTCTTGTTGGTTCTGCTGGGGCCGGTGCATTAGCTGGAGGAGATTCACAAGGTCAATTTGATATACTAGAACAAATTAGAGATTTACAATTAAAATCTTTTAGAGGTATACAAGAGGTTGTTAACAAACTTAGTGACATGTTATCTTTTGATGAAAATGTAGCAAATAGAACAAAAGAAGACGCCAATGAGTTAGCAAAAGAAAGTAAAAGTAATGAAGGACTTGTTAGTGATGGTGATAGCGGTGGTGATGAAAAAGGTGAAGAAAAGGCAAAAGGTTTAAGTGCGTTTACTGGTTTCCTTGCAGGATTACCAGGCGTAGGTGCTATAGGAAAACTGTTGACACCTATAACAGCATTCTTCGGAAAAAGTGGTATGTTATTTAAATTATTTGGTAGATTTGGACCTATAGGTGCAATAATATTAGGATTTACATTATTATACAAATATTCAGATGAGATAGTAAAAACATTAACACCAGCATTAGATAAAATTAAAAAGTTGGTTGTAAAACTTCAACCTGTTATAGATGTATTTATGGCGATTGGTGATTTTTTGATTAAAGGTATACTACAAGGTATTGGTCAAGCACTATCATTTGTAATTGGTATTGTAGAAACATTTATAGATGGATTTACTAAACTATTTACAGGTGATATAATTGGTGGCCTATCGGATATATTTTTCGGTATCGTAAAAACAATATTGGCAGTACCATTAATGATTGTAAACTTCTTAACACCATTATTTAAAAACATAGTAGGACTGATGGCTGAACCTTGGGATAATATGGTTAACTCAATTCATACATTTTTTGGTAACCTTTTTACAAGTATTGGTGAAATGTTTATGAATGTATATAATAATGTAAAAGATTTTGTAACCAGTTTACCAGATAAATTTGTAGGATTCGTGAAAAATATGTTTGCACCAATAATTGATTTCTTTGCTGGCATAGGCGATAGAATAAAAACTGCTGTTAACGGTATTATTGACTCTTTACCATTACCTAAATTTGTAAAAGATAAAATGAAATTTGAAACAAAAGCTTCAAAAGAAATAGGTGAAACAGTTAATGAAACAGGCGTAAAAAATAAATATGCTGACGCTAGTATTTCTGGTATGCAAAGAGAACGAATGACAGGTGGCGAGGCTACTATGAATGAGGCGTTTGCTGAAGCTAAAGGTGAAAAATATGGCACAGCAAGGATATCCCAATCAGGCACATCAGGTTATGATAGTGCTTCAGGTATAATGACACCTGCCGAGTTTAGTGAATATAATAAATTAGATACAAATGGTCAAATGGACTATTTAAAAAATTTAGACGCTAAAGAACAAGAGCGTAGAAGAATGATTGATAAATTAATGAATGAAAAGATTACATTTGATAATAAAAATAGAGATTACATAGCCAAATACAAAACAACACCAGATGAAATGATGTCACCAGATGACAAAATGCTACAAGACGATAAATTTCAAAGACAAGCAAAGATTCAAGCGAGTAGTATTAAACCATCTGATAATAAACAAGCGCCGATTATTATTCAAAAAGGTGGTGACACGAATAATGCTAGTGTACAAACAAAGAGTGAAACTTACACAGGTCCATTAGATACAGGTATCGACCCCTATTTTGATAGAGCGTCATACAATAGTTTTTAATACTGACCTAGGTCTTTCTCGGTAATAATCTTGAACTCCATACTATTATCTTCACAATACTTACGAGCGGCAGACCATTTAGCCTGATTTTTAATATACTCAAACGACTCACGCATATATGATTTTGTTTTCTTTTTTGGTGGTTTAGGTTTTAATGCTTGACGATAAGGTTTTATTTCAATCATATACTTATCACCATTCACCGTCTTTACAACAAAGTCAGGAAAGTATCGGTGATATTTCTTGTCTAACGGGCTATAGTATCTAACAGGCAACTCTTCACTTGCCCAAAATAGAATATCTTTGTTCATGTCACAATAACGCATAAACCGTCTTTCAAGTAGTGAACGATACACTATCTGATTGGTATTGCCGACATATTTCTTTGGATTGGTTGGTTTAAATAAACCTTTATAACTCTTTCTCATATCACTCTTATTTTCTATATAAATATTACTAACTAAGGATTATTTATACATGGCATTTAAATCATTAAAAAATCATATAACAAGTTTGTCAACACCATTTTTGTCAGACATTGCTGGTAAAGCAAGTAATTTTATGAGTGGTGGTTCTCAAAAGAGTGCAGGTAAAGTGGCAGCTCAACTATTGAAGAAGTCACCATTTGATATACCAGATAGTCCATCACAACAACTTAGACAAAATCCACTATCATTCAATACAGTACAATATCCACTTGACCTTGGTAGTAACGAACTTGGTCATTACATATTATTTGAATCGGGTTTTGTAGGTTATAGTCCACAAACAAGTGGTTTTTTAGAAACTTCAAATAAAACAGGTTCAGGTGACACAATAAATATTTCATCTAAATTGCCAAATAGAAGTATTACAACTTCAGGTATCGCATTGTATATGCCACAATCTATTAAAGCAAGTTATAGTCAAAGTTATGATAGTGATGAAGCAACAGGTTTAGTAGGAGATATGGAAGCTACGGCTAGTGCAGTAAAAGGTTCAGCTGATTCAGCTGCACAAATAGAGGCAGCTTTAAAGGGTGTTGTAGGTGGTGTTGCTCGAAATGCTAAAACTATTTTAGGTGAATTTGTTTCACTTGCCGGTGTTGGTGACCCTATCAGATTTGCAGCTAAGAGAGCTGGTGTTGCAGTTAATCCTAGAAGTGAAGCATTTTATAATTCACCACAACAAAGAACATTCTCATTTGATTTTGATTTCTGGCCAAGAAATGAAGCAGAAGCAAAAGCAGTACAAGATATTATCACAATATTCAAATACAATTCATCACCAGGTTTCAAAGAAGGTTTAAATGGGTCTGTATTCACAATACCAAATTATTGGAAGATTAGTTACATGTTTAATGACGGTATTAATAATAATTTAAATAAAATTGGTGCGTGTTATTGTACAGATGTGGCAGTAGATTACACACCTGACGGAGAGTTTAGAACATTTGGTGATGGTTCACCAGTTCACACAAAACTAACAATAGCAATGTTAGAAGACAAAATTTTATCTAAACAAGACATTGAAGCAGGCGCATAATGACAAAATACTTTAATCAATTTCCTAAAATAGACTATAACATATCTGGTGTAAATGGCAACACAAAAGTTGTAACAGATATTTTTAGAAGAGTCAAGGCAAGAAGTAAACTTATCAAAAATCTAACACTATTCGATAAGTATGATGTACAAGAGGGTGA